TTCCTTTATAGTGACCTCTATCATTTGGTCAACACCATAAGTCATTTCACTCCTTTCATTCCGCCCTTATCTAAAACTATCTTCATCTGTTCTATATCTTCGGTTGTCAATAAGGGTAATACTTCTTTTGCTCGTTTAATACTATAACCATAAAATTCCATAACGATTTCTAATAATTCAGATTTTTCTGCTTTGTACCATTTAGAGAATCGTTTCTTCTTCCTTATGGTATTTATTAAATAAGCATTTTGTAGTTTCTTGTCAAGATGATGCCGAATATTCATCTCATTTGCATTAATAATAGTATCAAGAAAATACGATAGACCACGATTTATTATGAAAGGATTGTATTGCTTTTCAACCTGATGGTCAATGTCATCAACCATCAGGTCTTTTTTGCCGTGATTTATTTCGTTTAGAAAATCAAAAGGTGTCATCCTATTTCCTCTAATGTTCCATAATTATTTTTATCCTTTAAATCAAATAGTATTTTTGCGGAACCATCAAATATTATTTTTACATATTTGACATCTTTATCAGGATATAATTCAAACCAATTTCCAATTGACATTTCAAATGGATGCATTGATAGTTGATTTTTGCTTTCATCCAAAAATATTACTGCTATTACCTCTTTCACATACTCTTTTGATTGGGCCCAAGAATTTGATATTATTACTCTAGTCGCACCTTCATACTCGTAAGGAATTACAGTCACCCCTCCAACAGGAGACCCTAATAAACCAACCTCTTCAACATCCGTCACATCAGAAAAAGAAAACACTCCAATAGTTTTATGAGGATTTTGTTGAAAATAACCTAAATTCTTTTTATTAGCACTATATAAATTTTTAGAATATGCACGTTCTAATCCAAAATGATATTCTGATATTGAAAATTTCATGTACTCGTCATAAGATAAAAAAGGTAATAAAAGTCTTCTTGCACATTCCGTTTTTATAGAAAAAGCATCTGTATTAAAAATATCATTATCTGGATCATTGTACAGATAATGAACTACATCGTATTCATTTTTTAAAAAAACATAATGATCGTTCAATTCATCTAGCAAAGCAAAAGATACATCGTAGTTCATGTAATGAATATATTTAAACCTTTGATAATCTGCTAAACTAAATGCATCCATCATGGATAAATGTTGTGCATATCCCTGATAAGGTGCTGATCTAGAAATTCTAACCTCTTTACCTTCTTTCCAACAATATACAGAAAACAATTGTTGTTTTTGTGCCGATGTATATACTTCACGATTTATGATTGGATTATTTTTGTTATACACAAGATAATCTATAAATTCATATATTTCGGGATCATCTATAGGTAAATGAGAAACCAAAATAATAAAAGGATCTTCAAATTTATCATTTATATTTTTTAATAATTCTCTGAGCCGTTTAGTTCTGTTACCAGTGCTACAATGGGCTCCAACTACAAAACACCTTTCAGGAAAACTTATTATAGTTGTACTTTCACAAGAACATGTGCTTAATTCACAACATTTCTGACTTTTTGTTTGTGTCATAACATATTACATCATATTTTTAAGATCTGGTTGTTTCATTTGTTTTTCCATCAATCTTCTTTGTTGCTCAACGGCACCTTTATGACTACATTGTTGTGAAACACCACGAATCTCATTTAGAAATTCAGGTGTAGTAGATCCTTCATTATTCAATCTCTCAAATGTTTCAAGATCATATCTTCGTTCCATTGTTTCTATAATACATGTTGAGACCTCAAACAATGTCTCTGGTAGAAAGGCTTGTCTTACTGCAGGATTCCAAGACAATTTAGAAAAAGTCAATGATATCCAAAACCCTTTTCTTTCTTCCGGCCAACTAAATTGTTTTTGTGGTAAAGAAACCGTAACATTATCTGCAGGTTTGATTTCTTCAGTTTTTTGCGTACATCCATAACCAATACCTATCACCAAAGCCATAGCAAGTATTGATTGCTTAAACATTTAGTTCCTTAATTGAACTGACATTCTACCATTACTTCTGTAAGACAAGCGACTAGATTTAATTCTTGGTCGGCCGCAAATGCAGATTTGTATTGATAGTCTGCCAGAATTAATATTAATTGCGGAATTGAAGATTGTTGGACATACTCGGATGCAACATCATAGATCTTGCGAAAGATTTTCTGAGGATCATTATCAACATTATCTGCAACCCATTTACGAACATCATTGAACTTCTTCTCTTTCAACGCCCACATCAATTCTTTTAGATTGACTTCAGCAACTTGAGAGAGTATACCAGCATCAATTTTACCAGATGACGAATATTTCTGAAGTTCGTTTAGCACTCTCCTGTTATCAGGAAAATGTTTCATAATGACTTCAGCAACTACCTTTTTATCGTACTCTATCTTCTCTTCGTCTAATATATATCCAATTCTTCGCATGAATGCACCAGCCATTCTTTGCTTGTCATCAGCAACGACCTTGAAGTCAATGACCTGGCATCTTGAATGCAATGGTGATATAATACGATTTGCATAATTACAGGTGAGAATAAAAGTACATGTTTTTTCAAACTCTTCAATAAAGGCTCTTAAAGCAGGTTGTGTAGATTGAGGATTTAAATAATCTGCTTCATCAAGAATAACAACTTTTGGTTTACCATCAAAACTCATAGTTGATGCATAACTACGAATTTTATTTCTTAATACATCAATTCCAGATTCTTCAGAACCATTGATAAACAAAAAATCACATTCAATCTCATTACATAATGCCTTGGCAATGGTGGTCTTACCAGTACCTGGACCACCATTGAGAATAAGATTAGGAATACGACCTTGAGACTTGATACCCTCAAATGTTTGCTTGATATGATCTGGAAGAATACATTCCGAAATTTCTTTGGGCCGATATTTTTCAACCCAAAGAAATGATTCACGATTCATCATATTAAATATCAACCAATTGTAGAATTAGCAGTTTCTATAGCCACATGACAGATTAAAGAACCATCCGTAGATTCAAATTTGGCAAGACCTTTCAATGCAATAAAAATATTATAATCTTTGCTCATCAATTTACTGAAATTTTCAACTTTGAAAACTATAGTAAAATTTTGATCTGTTTCAGCAATTTTATAATTGAAAGTATCTGTTAAATTATTTTTACTATCAAATGCCACAAACTTTACTTCAGAACCATCACCAACAATTGCAATTTCAGGAACTTGAAGTACCATGGCAGCCTTTACAACCGAATCATAAACCGATTTAGACATGCTAAATGAGAGATCTACGCTTGGCAATTCTAATTTTTTATCTGGTGGTCTAACCACAAGACTACTATCACAATACAAAAATTTTGCACTCACTTCCGTTTGTTTCATAAGAAGGTAATTAGATTCAAATTCTATATCTGGGTTATCAAATAAAGAATGAGCACCAAGAAACTTATTCAAGTCATATATACCAAAATCAAGAGGAAAATTTTCTTGAACTTTAGCATTTGCTAAAATTGTTTTTCCTGGTGATACCGTTTTTATCGTATTTCCTTGCTCAAAATAAATTCCATTATTAATAGCAGAAAAGTTTTTAAGAATTTCTAAAGTTTCTTCACTTAATTTCATAACAACTCCATATTGATTTATTATTACGCATATTATAACATATTAAATTTGTTTTGTCAAAGAGTGGCCGAATAGCCATTTCTACTTTTATTTTTTGTTGCTTTTCTTCTTTTCTTTCTTGCTACACCTTTTTTTTGAATATTTTCAATTTCTGCAACTGCCTGTGCATTTTGTTTAACCAAAACTCTTTGTTCTCTTAATTCGGCGGCTTTGAGTGCATTAGCATGTGCTTCAGGATTTGCTTGATCAATTCTTCCAAGGTCCGCCATTGACCCATCAAAAACATATGTACCAATATGACCGAGTTTCATCCAAGGACATAAAAATACTTTCTTACCCATCTTTCTTGATAACTGACAGAACATGTAATCTTCAGAAAGATAACGATCAGTACCTTTATCCCACTTTAAATCGCCTGCCATATACTTATCATTATCAATCACCGTATCAAAATAAGCATGAATATATCTTTTACCATCAAAATGTTCTGAACGATTATGATCAGGTTTATAATGAAATTGAGGATAAGATTCTCTAAAATCATCAAATACAGATCTTTTTACCATCATGAAACCAGTTCCGATTTCAAGAACTTCTACTGGTTCATTAATCATCATTTCTTTTGTGCCTAGAACAGGATTGAAAACAAAATCACCTGTAAATTTACCAAGTTCATTCGGATCATCATCAGCAATACCAGTGTCCACTGCATGACGAATTTTTTCCCATGCAATACATTTTTTACCGTATGGACCACCTATGATAGGATGCTCATCATCACATAAAACCGCAAGTGATAATACATCTCTTGGATTAAAATTGATATCCGAATCAATAAACATGAGATGAGTAAATTCTTCAGATCTGATGAATTCGTCTACAAGATAATTTCTTGCTCTTGTAATTAGTGATTCATTAAAGATAAAAAAGAATCTACATTCAACACCATAGTTTGCACACAATGTTGCCAAATCTATACATGCTTTTGTAAACATACCTGCACACTGTCCAGCATACATTGGTGTAGCAACAAATATTTTTTTAGTTTGTAATTCACTCTGTTGAATTTCTATTTTCATAATTTCCTATACATGCGGTTTATTTTCATTTAGTATTAGGCACTTTCATTGTTCTCCTTATCATAATAGTCTAATAAATTATTATAATCTCCTACATATTTCCCTTTAACAAATATTTGAGGAACCATAGTAGATTTGGTGATTTTCATCAAATCTCCAAAAAATCGTTTATCCGAATATATAACTGTATATTTTTCTTGATTTTCCTCAAACAATTCTTTTGCTTTATCGCACCATTGACATTCGGGAACTGATTGGTGTCTCACAATCACGTTTCCATTAATATTAATTTCCATGATTTTCTCACGAGTAAATAAAAAAATAGGTGAGCCCTGCTGAACTCACCTATT